CTCGCGCACGTCTTGCCACACGTGCACGGCCTCATGGGCGATCAGCGCATGCACCTGCTCGCGGGTGCGGCTTTTATCGGGCACGATGCAGATGATTGCCAGCCCGCGCCCGCCGCGCTCCAGGAAGTGCGCAGTCGCGTGCGCGTTCTTGTTGACGAACGGTGCCCACAGTTCGTGCGGGAGCTCGATCTGCTTCAGCAGCTTGTGAAACTGCTTCTCGCTGACGCACAGCGCCCAGGAGACTGGCGCCACGATGAGGGTGTTGCTGAAGGTCGGCACCATCAGTTCCGCTCCAGTCGCGCCATCAGCGGGTTGCCGGCCAGCGGGTCGAAGAACGGCACGATCAGGGCGTCAGCAGCAGGATGGCGAGCGGAGACCGCGGCGCCGTCCTGGTATTCCTTCTCCATCGGCCCGATTTTGATGCGCCTCACCGTCGAGCCGGATGCGCCTGACAGCGGCCCAGCGGCGGCAGAAAGGGCCAGCACCGCGCAGGCATTCTTGACGCCCGGCGGCACGAAGCTTGGCGGCACCGCGAAGCCGTGCCCCGCCGCTTCCAGGCGCGGCCAGTCCAGCGCCTGCGTGGAATACTGCCGCACGCCAGACAGCGAGCCCGCATACACGGCCATGTACTCGGTCGCCATGCGCAGCAATTGCTCTTTGCGCTCGGTGGTCAGCGCGGTCCACTGCGCATTGCCGCGGCCGGCGTGGTAGGCGTCGGCGTCGGCCACACTGGCGTAGCTCTCGGCATCGGCCAGGCCGGCGCCGGTTTCAACGATCAGGCTCATTCGGCCTCCACGAGAATGTGCGGCGCGGTATCCGATACGCTGCCAATCGTGCGCAGGTAGCGAATCTCCGCCCCATTGACAGGGGCTTTTACCAAATAATCGACGTCGCCGGTAACGTAATCGCGGCGGGCGATGAACGGCCAGCCGAACCAGCCATTCAAGCCCTTCACGATCACATCGGGCTCAGCGCCGCGGGCCACGTATTCGGCCAGTTTGGCGCGGTAGATGACGATGTCAGCCTCGGTCGGCTGCGCCCCCGCTGGCGTCATGCACAGCGCGAGTGCGGCGGCGACCGCCAAAGCAAGTCGCCGGGGCATCACATCGAGCCCTTCACGAGCAGATTGCCCTGCTCATCCCAGCCGCCGTATTCCGCAAACTCCGCCACCAGCACGGAGTCTGGCAGCGTGTGAAGCCGCACATCAGTACGGATCTTCGTCGTGCCTTCGGGGATCGCCATGCGCGGCGTACGGCACAGGCCCAGGTCGACCGGGCCGCTCCATCCGGTGCCGGCCGTGAACGTCGCGCCGCCCGTGTTGTTGACATAGCCTTCGCTCGGACCAACCCATGCAGGGACATTGCCCAGACCGGCGAATCCTTCGCTCTTGTCACGGTGCGGCTTGCCGAACGATACGGTGCCCAGCGTGACGCTGTTCGCATCCTGGAACTGCATGTCGCCGGTGACGTTGTAGACGCCGCCAGCAGTCACGGAAGGGATGACCACATCGCACTGGAAGAACGCGTCAATGCCGGTCGGGCCGTTATACGACGAGATCGCGGTGATGACGATGTTGTCTTTCACGCTGGTGGCCGGCGTGGTGACCGTGAGCACGGCTTTATGACCCTGCTTACCCGGCTCGCGCTCCGCCATGACGCTATTCACCCTGATCGGGCCGGCGCCGGTATTGAGAACCAGTGGCGCACTGATCTTGCCCGTGTTGCCGCCCAAGACGTTGCCGCCTTCGCCCATCATCAGGAAATTGCCACCAGCCAGGGTGCCGCTGGCAGGACCATTCGCGCCGTAGCCGTTCCAGCCCTGGCGGGTGGAAGTCGTCGGCGAAAGCCCATCAAGGAACTTGTCGAGGGGCGCCATCGAGTGCATCAGGCCGCCGAACGCGGTAACGTGGGAGTTATCGGAACTCATCGTGCCGGCGATGATGGCGCCGTTGCTCGAGCCGGTGGAGGTGACGGCGACCCCGTAGTCGCGAACCGCTTCAGAGATATCGCAGAACCGGAAGTTTGGCCAGAAGCCCTGCGCGGCGGTGCACATGCCTACGAACTTCGGCATTTCCTTCGATTGCTGGTACTGCACGCCATCATCGGGCGACGGGTTATTCGTCGGGTTGCCGCGCGAACGGCCGGTCGTGTTGAGGAACACGAGCAGCTTGCCTTCCTCCTGCGACCGTTGATGAATGATCTTCAGGCGGTCAAAAACCTGTTGCGCAGAATAGCCCTGGTCCCAATCGTTACCGCCGGCCATGAGGATCCAGCAATTCGCATCGATAGGGACGACGAGCCGCTCGAGGCGATCATCAACGATCAACTTCAGCGTGTCACCGCCGGTCGCAATGCGCCCTTCCACGCGGATCTTGTGACGGCCACGGTCGATAGCCTTGTCGATGATGGAGCGGTTGGTCGTCGCGCGGTACGGCTTGCCGACTGCCGGGTTCGACGGCGACGTCGCGTTGTAGTCGAAACCGTACAGCAGCGTGGAATCACCGACCAGCACGGCGCGAAGTTGCGCGAACGCACCTGCTACCGCTGCCGCGATTGCGCTGCCCGGGGTCTTCGGTGCCGCATAGGTCGCCGTGCCGGACGTCGCGCGAACGCGCAGCACCGCGGCATCGGAGAATGGCCCGATCTGCCGGCCATACTGCCGCAGGATGCGAATCGAGGTATAGCCGGCGCCGGTGACGCCGGACACCAGGTCGACGAACGCTTCGTCGGTCGTGCTGACGAACAGGGCATCGCCCGCCTTCAGATTGACGAGCACGCCGGTGTTACTGGTGGTGGATGCCATGCGCAGTTACTCCTTATCGGTCGATTTGGTTGCGGCGGCCTTCTTCGGCGCCTTCGGCTTGGCTGGCGCGGCTTCGGGTTCTGGCTCCGGCGCGGCGGGCGGTTCATCAGCGGGCGCTGGCGCGGTCTCAGCGACAGGCGGGCGGAACTCGGGGCGCAGCGTGACCACCGGCACCACGTCGGCAGCGCCGGGGCGGTCCTCGGGGGCATTCGCCGGGTCAACGATCACCAGCCCGGCCTCAATGGCCAAGCCCTTCACGCCCTGCTCGTATCGGAACGTGGGGTGTTCCAGGTACCAAATATTGTTCATGTCGATTCCTGTGTCGGATAGAAAACCGGCCGCGCGTAGGCGGCCGATTCAGCGGGTCAGGCGGCGATTACTGCGCCGCGTCGACCACCAGCAACGTGCCGGCCTGGTGCTTGATGCTGTCCACGATCAGGTCCCAGTTCGAGCCGGTGCCGAGCTTGGCGTTGTCCGGCGACTTGCCGCCATTGACGGTGTCCCAGGTGTAGCCCTTGATGGCCAGCGCGAACGAGTAATCCATCTGGATCGTCGTTTCGATGCGTTGGTTGCCGTTGACCGTCTGGATGTTGCTGATCACGTCGGCGTTATCGGTCACCTCCACGCCGCCGGTCGTCAGCGTCAGGATGCGCGACTTGGTCGGCGTGCCGGCCACCGTCAGGGCCGGGGCATCCAGCACGACATAGGCCTTGCCGAGCACGTCGACCACCTGGACGTTGCCGGCCTGGAACAGCATCTGCGTGTTCGTCAGATTGCGGCCGATCAGCTTGTGATACGTGGCGCCGGTCATGAACCGGGTGCGCAGCGACTGCGAGGCATCGCCGAACAGTGCATCGGTTTCGTTCAGGGCTGCGTGCGAGATGCCGCCAGCACCGCTGGTCAGGGCGGAAATGTCGCGCGTCACAGCTGCCTGATTACCCACCGCAGCCACGGCCACCATGATCCCGGTGTTCAGGTGGTCCAGCATCAGCAGGTCAGCGAACTGCTGCGACGCCACCGAAATGGCCTCGCCAGTCGGCTTATTCAGCCAGGCGAGCTGCGCCGGCTCGAAGCGGACCGGGCCGAAGCCACCAGCCACCTTGACGCGCTCGCGCTTGCCTTGGGTCAGGTCGATCGGCGTGACCGGGGTGTTCGCACCGTACAGGCCCACGCGGCGCTGCGCGGCGCCCAGGTTGTTCCAGAACGATGCACCGTTGAAGTCGCCCGCGAAGCCATCGGCGGTCAGCACGATGGCGCCGCCCGATGCTGCGTTGAACGCCTGTACATTCTGTGCCAGGCGCTCGAAGGTCGCTGGCATGATGTACTCGTTGAATACTTGCATGTGGCTGAGTGCCATGGTCTTTCCTTTTCAGTAAATTTTCAGTTGGCCGGGAGGCCGAATTTGTCTGCGTAGTACTGCGCTCGCTCGGTCGGCGTGCCGTTCGGGTTGCCCTTCGGCGCGCCACCGGTGCCGCCACCAGCTGCACCGCCGCCGGAGTTGCCCGGCGCCGCGACGAAGGCCTTGCCGTCATCGCCTGCTGCCCAGCCCTTCACGAAGTCGGCCAGCGGCTTGCCGTCGACCATGGCCGTGCGTGCGCCGCCTTCGCCGGTCGTGACCTCGACCTTGGCCGTGGTCTTGAGCAGCGCGGCGGCAGCCTTCAGGTGCGCCGGGTTCTTCACGCCGGCTTCCGTCAGTGCGGAGGTCAGGCCGCCATCGACCAGCAGCGACGAGGTATAGCCGCGCTCGGCGTCCAGTTCCTTCGTTGCCTTTTCGGCGGTTGCATTCGCCGTCTTCAGTGCCTTGTTCGCATCGGCCAACTGGCCTTGCACCGTCGACAGCTCGTTCTCCAGGCGCTCGAATTCGGCCGGGTCCACTTCCGCACCCTTCTTGGCCGCGCGCAACTCACCCACGAGCTTCTTGTTGTTGGCAGTTACAGCGGTCAATTCGCCGCTCAGGCGTGCGACTTCGGCTTGCAGTTCTTCGAGTGTCATGGCGTTGTTTTCCCACAGGGATAGGTTGGCGGCACAGCCGCAGAATCAGTGAGGCCCGCCACAGGCAAGCCGTTCGTGCGGATCATAGGCAGAATTGTTTTCAGGCAATCACTGATATTTCGCGCGAAGTTGCGCGAGCGTCAGCGGGCGTCCGGACAGGTCCAGCAGCTGGCTGAGCGTGATCGTGCCGTCGCGCCACAGGTCGGCCCGCCCCTTGCCCAACAGGTCGTCGGCGAACTTGTCGCCCTTGCGCTTCAGGAAGTCGTCGAAGGTCAGCGCGGCCGACACTGGGCCGCCGGTGGCTGCCTTCGTGCTGGCGCGGAACTCGGGCACGTCGAGGCCCAGATCCTTGTAGGTCTTCGTGGTCGGCACCATGAGCGAGCGGCAGTTGAAATGCCGCGGCGTGCCGGTGGCGGCGCCTTGCGGGCTCACGAACGGCAGCTTGTGGCCGATCGGCTCCCGGTCGTTGTCCCAGGTCTTGCCGCTGTAGGCCACGCAGGCGTGCGACGTGTGGCTATCGAGCGTCGACACCTGGCGGTAGCCGGTGAACAGGTCCGAGTTCCGGTCGTACGTCTCCTGGCGCGCGGCACTGGCCACGGTCGCCACGCTGGTCTGCACCAGGGCGGCGGCGTGACGCTGCGCCACTGGCATGACGTCCCGGCGGATCCGCTGGATGATCTTCGCGTTGGTCTCGCTGGCGGCCAGGCCCTGCCGCACGGCGTTGGCGAACTTCGTCTGGACGGCCTGATCCTGCCCGCGCCACCAGTCGGCGGACGGCGCGCCCTCGATGAGCGTGTTCTTCACCAGCGTGCGGAAGAAGCCTTCGGTCGGCAGCGCTGGCTTGATCTGCGCGGCGAATGCCGTGCTGATCGCGCCCACGGTCGCATCCGCCTCGACCTTCCCCAGCCCGGCCAGCCCTTCCAGTGAGCTGGTCCGCACGTGCGCGTAATACTCGCCAATCACCGCCTGGCACTCGGCCAGCAGCGCGTTGATGTCGGCCCGCGTGAACTCGCTCAGCTCCCTGCCCTTGCGCTGCAGCTTGGCCAGCAGCTCGACTTCCATCTTTTCGAGGATCGCCAGCACGGCCTCGCGCTCGCCGGCCGCGAACCGCAGCAGGAAGATTTGCTGAGCCAGCAGCGCGTCGATGATGGCCTGATCGATGCCGCCCATGGGTTACGCCTCCGCGCCTGCAGGGGCCGGGATCGGCGCCGGCATGGTGGCCGGCTTCGATTCGCGGACCTCCGCGTCGTGCGTCTCGAAGTCCTGCGTCTCGTTGATGACGCCGCCGGCCTGGAACGAGTCGAACAATTCCTTGTCGGACAGGCCGCCAGCCTGCCACGCGGCCACCAGGGCGGCGATTTCCTGCGCGTTCAACGTCTTCGGGATGAATTCCTTGTTGATGGCGAAGGCAACTTGCCCGGCGCCGCCGGCCCACTCATCGAACCACGCCAGCGCGCGGCCAATGGCCTCGCCGATCGTGTCCGCCTCGGTGGCCAGCGCCGACTGCTCACCCGAGCGGTGAATGCCGGCTGTCTCTGCCGTCTCTGCCGCGGCCTTCTGCTGCTCGAGCATGCGCGCGCCCAGCACGGCCATCTGCGCTTCCTTCTTGTCGATGCGGGTTTCGATCGCGGCCAGGCCGCCGCCGCTGTATTCCAGCATGCCGGCCGTGGCGTTCGTCGGCAGGGTCCAGACGCCAGCGCCCATATAGAACGTGTTCGCCTTGGCCGCGCCGGTGGTCGGGTCGATCTTGGAATCCACGCCGGTCACGTACGGCTGCGGCATGGCCGTCTTGTGCGCCCCGTGCTCAACGTCGCTGGTGCTCTGGTAGTGGCTGATGTTCATGTGCACCAGGTCGACCAGCGGCGGCAGTTGCACCTCCGGCTGCGTGTTGTCGGCGCCGATGAACACGAACGGGATTTCGGTCAGCAGGCGGCCGGCGCGCATCGGGAAGAACGACGGCACGTGCTCGATCACCTCCTTGCCGTTCGTGGACTTGCGGTAGACGGTCACCTGGACCGCCTTGCCGCCCTGCGTGTCGACCAGTTCCAGCACGCGCCACTGCTGCACGGTCTCGGTCACGAACCGGTCCTTCTCGGTCGGCTCGTCGACGTTCTCTTCCAGCACCAGAAGCGTGACCAGCGTCTTGCCAGCGTGCCAGCTGGTTTGCCAGTTGATGATGCTCTCGGCCTTGTACAGGGCCATCTTCGGCCGCATGCCGCTGGCCTCTGCCTGCGCGACGGTCATGCCCTCGGTGCTGCCGCGCGGGTAATCGACCAGCAGGCCGACGCGGCCGACGCCCAGCGCCTCGCGCGCCACGTCCTTGGCCAGGTCGACCAGGGAGCGGCCCGCCTGCGTGACGTCGGCCAGCATGCCCTCGGTGATCGCGCTGACGGTCACGGCCGGATTCTTGCGGAACAGCATGCCCACCATGCCCTCGATGGTCCGGTAGGTGGCGTTGAAGAACTCGCTGCGCGCCACGCGGGCGTTGTAATCCTTGTCCTTTTCGCCGGTGAAGCGCGGCAGGTAGATTTCCCGGCGCTTCCGATCGTGCATGGCATCCTGCCCGGCGATCACGTCGCGGCAGCGCTGCCAGATCGGCCGGTGAGCCGCGACGGCTGGGTGTTCGGTATAGCAAGGCATCAGTATCCCTCCAGGGCTGCGACGCCCATATCGTTTGTATAAATTGGAAACTCGCGCTCGATGTAGTAGCCGAGCGCGTCGGAAATGTGGGTCAGGTCGGGATTGCCCTTCTTGTCGATTTCTCCTGCCCCGCCGGCCAGCGCGGTCACGCCTTCCAGGTCGCGGACCACGTGCGGCGCGGTGTTCGGGTTGACCATCAGGCGAATCTGGCCGTCCGACGTCTGCAGGCGGGTGTTCACGGCGTTGATGCGGGCGCGCACGGCAGGATTCGCCGCCGGCACGTTGAAGTGCACGCGATCGCCGAAGCCGGCCAGCAGCTCGCCACCGTCGCGCATGCCGGCCTGCAGGTAGCGCTTGATCAGATCCCAGTCGCTGCCCTCGGTCTGCGCGGTGCCGCGGCTGCCGCCGGCCGCATCGCCGTAGACCAGCACGGCGCCCTGGTGCTTGCCCCAATCGGTGAGCAGCTTCCGGCACACGGCCGGCGTGTTGCTGTTCTTCGGAATCCAGACCTCGCCAATCACGCCGGTACCCCACAGCGGGCGGTTCAGCAGCTGGATACCGTTCTCGTCGCGCTCGAACTGGCCCGGCAGCGGCTGCTCCTGGCAGATGCAGGCAATCCCCGGCTCCACGTTGAAGTCGAAGCAGAAGATCAGCGGCCGGCGCGGGTCATACGTCAGGCGGTCGCTCGTGTGCGTGCCGGCCAGGAATGGGTAATAGATGCGGCCCAGGAAGTTGACGAACGACGCCTCGTATTCCTGCTGATACACCAGCGGGTCGAGGGAACGCTTCGCCCTTTCGATGACCTTCGCCGGCAGGATGTCGGACGACAACCAGGTAAAGGCCGCCCATTCGGGATCGCCGCTGTCCCGCGCGTACTGGTACGTGTCGTAATAGTGGTTGCGGCCCTCCGGCACGCCGATCAGGTCGCACCAGCCGTCACGGTCGGCCAGCGCCGGCTGCACGTTCTCACCCCAGGCGCCCTTCTTCATGTCGGCGTATTCGTCGAGGATGCCGCCGTTCCAGGGCCGGCCCTCGATCCGCTGCGGCTTGTCCATGCCGATCACGAACACCTCGCTGCCCATGATCGTGCGCATCATCATGTACGTTTCGGACGTCTCCGTGCGCAGGCGCTCGGGGATCATCTTCTTCAGGTCGTCCCAGTAAATCTGCCGGGCCTGGTCGCGGGTCGGCGCGGCGCAGAAGTAGCGCGGGTCTTCCCACCTGGTGGGCGTGAACAGAGCCTTGATGATCTTGCGCTTCGCCTTTTCGGTCTTACCCGAGCGGCGGCCGGCGGGCACCACGTTGTATTTCGCCGTGCTGCGCTCGTAGGCGGCCTGCACCGGGTGGTAGCGCAGCGGGTACAGGCGATTAGGCGTTGCCATCTGGCGCTCCCTCGATCGCACCAGCGGCGCCCAGCAGGTCGCGCACGGCAGCGGCCAGCGTTGCAGGCGTGTCGCCCACGTCGCCCTTCTTGTCCAGCAGGCCATGATGACGGGCCAGCAGCTCGCGGTGCCGCTCCTGGCTGGCTATCTTGATCTCCAGCCCGTTCTGCGTGACCTTCACGCCAGCGAACAGCTTTGCAGCGGCTGGCGACAGCGCGCGCGTGTCCTTGAAATAGGCATAGCCTTCGCCCTCGCCGAAGCACTCGATGCAATCAGGATTGGCCGGCTTCGTGCGGTTGTAGCCGGTGCCGCCTTCCTCGTCCAAGGGCTCGGCGGACAGACCGTCCTTCATCCGCTTCTCGTTGTCCTCGTTCGTTTTCTTGATGTGCTTGCGCATTTCTTCGGCGGTGCGCTGGTAGCGGAACTCCTTGCCCCAGCAATGCCGGCAGCAGCCGCGGCGGTACTCCATCAGCTCCCGGCTGTCAGCGTCGGCAATGGCCTCGATGTCGGCCAGCACCTCGGTTGCGCCCTTGATTGCAGCGGCTTCCACGGCGGCGGTCACCTTCGTGCGGACCCCGGCCAGGTAGGCAGCCACCTCCGGGCGCTTCAGCATCTTGTTGACGCTGGCCCTGGCCGCTTCGATGTTGTCCTTGCCATAAACACGCGCGTACGCCTGTCCATCGCTCACACCGGAGAGGATCAAATCGCATACCTTTTGGTGCTTAATGCTGATGTCTGGCATGGGCCGGATCATAGGCAGAATTGCTTTCCCGGCAGTAATTCCAGCGGCCGGTTAGCAATCCCCGAGCAATTCGAGCATTTTTTGCTCGGGATTTGCTCGGGCGCTTATTTGGTGGTGCGGCGCCCGGTGAACGGGTCGCGCTCTTGCCAGATGTGCGGGGAGGATGACGGCGCCACGCGGCCTGCGTCGATGACCTGCGCGTGGCGCTCTTCCGGGTTGCCTACGCGGTCGCGCATGACGATCAGCACGGCGCGGCGAAACAATGGTGTGACGCGGCGGGGCTCGATCATGCGGGCTGGTATGGCCATGCCTT